CTTCCGATCTATCAAGTTCTATGAGCCTCAGAAACACGATGAGTCTCTAGCTATAGATATCTTTAATGACCAGTTCCACATTCTCGGTATCTGGCACGGACACCAGAGCCCTAGACCGGACCAAGTACCGACATGGTGGAGACAGCAAGCCTTTGGCAAGCAACCTGTAGGTGACGCCACTATCGGTGTATCAGGACACTTCCATCATCTTCGAGTCTTAGAGCTCGGCTCAACTTCGAGAGGCTCATCACGCTTTTGGATTCAGGCATCAACTATGGATAATGGTTCAGGGTGGTGGAAGCTACGCTCAGGAGAGGATAGTGTCCCGGGCCTCGTGACCTTTGTACTCGATAAGGGCGTTGACTTTACCGGAACTGTTTACAAACTCTAATGCCTATCTACGATTACAAATGCAAGACCTGCGACCTTAGGATGTCGGTGATTAGAAAGATAGATGAGCCGGACAGAACGCCACTCTGCGCTAACTGCGTAAAGGATTTGATAAGGGTCTACGACACGCCAGCAGTATCGTTCAAGGGTACAGGTTGGGGTAAGGATTGATTCTATTTCCTAAGCCCTGCCTGAAGTGTAAGGCCCTATTTAAGGCTAGGTCCGAATACTGCGATGCTTGCCGGCTGGAAAGAAAACCAAGAACCCCCACCCCGAGAGTCGAATCATTTGAACGGAAGCAAAAAAAAAGATTACTCTACGGGGGGGACTACAAAGCAAGGGCACAGATAGTTCGAGAGTCAGCAACTCATTGTCACATTTGTAAAAAAGAATTTACAGACAGGAGGGAGATACAGGCTGACCACCTAATTCCCGGCAATCCTAACAGTCCACTAGCCCCAGCCCACAGGACCTGTAACGCTCGCAAGGGCAATAGGTATGTAGGAAGTAAAAAAACCCTTTAGTAAGGCTTACAAGCCTCCTACAAGCCCCCTATAGCCCCCCACCGGTATTTACCCCGGGGAGGGTCTTTTCTTTAAATGCCCTCATACTTATACCCCGAGCCCCTGAGCTTCTGTGTATACCCGCGAAACTAAAAGTTTTTTAGTATGCTGTAAAAATGAAACTTGAAAACCTACGGATTCAAAATTTAATCCTTGACCCCGAAAATGCCCGGCAACATAATGAGCAAAACATTAAAGCGATTATGGGAAGCCTCGAGGAGTTCGGACAACGCAAACCAATAGTCATAACTGCTGGTGGCGTAATCGTTGCTGGTAACGGAACAGTCGAAGCCGCAAAGAGATTAGGCTGGCTAGAGATTCAAGCTGTCCGAATACCCGATGACTGGACACCTGAACAGACCAAGGCTTTTGCTCTTGCTGATAATCGAACTGCCGAGCTTGCCTCTTGGAATTCTATAAAACTATCTGAGCAACTTATCGAGCTAGAGGAAGCTGATTTTAAAATCGAGGAATTCGGTTTTGCTAAGGAACAAATTGCCGAGGATACTAAGCCCGAAGAATTTCCTACCTTTGATGATGTAGAAGAAACCACACACCGCTGTCCTAAATGTCATTATGAGTGGAACGGAAAATCATAATGAAAGATTCTGTTATGCCTAAAGGTAAGTGGGAATTTGACCAAGCTGTTACCGAGGTTTTTGATGACATGCTTTCCCGGTCTATTCCGGACTATAAAGGCATGAGGGAACTAACTACTAACCTAGCTATCAAATTTGCTAAGCCTAATACCGACATAGTTGACCTTGGCTGTTCTCGAGGAGCTGCTTTAAAGCCAATCTATGAGGAGCTAAAAGACTCGGTTAAATACTTAGGCATTGAAGTTTCTAAACCCATGAGAGAAGCGGCAAAAAAAGAAATACCTTTTGCCGAAATACTTGACCTTGATTTAAGGAAGTCCTACCCTCGAGCGAGAGCCTCAGTTACCCTATCGGTCCTAACCCTTCAATTTATTCCTATCGAATACAGGCAAGAGATTATTCAAAATGTCTATGAGAACACCAACCAAGGTGGTGCTTTTCTTTTTGTAGAAAAGGTACTCGGTTCTGATGCCTACGCAAACAAACTTTTGATTGAAACTTTTTTAAAGACCAAGGAATCACAGGGATACTCTAAAGAGCAAATTGAAAGAAAAAAGGAAAGCCTCGAAGGTGTACTTGTCCCGGTCACTTCAGATTGGAATGTCGAACTACTTAGAGAAGCCGGATTTAAACACATCGAGTGCTATTGGAGACACCTAAACTTTGCCGCTTGGGTAGCGATTAAAGAATGAAACCAGATTATTCGATACCTGTAATGGATGAGGTTCGAGCCAAAAAGGGAACTAACGGATTCACTATGATTTCTACTTTTTCCGGCTGTGGTGGTTCATGCCTTGGATTTGAGATGGCTGGCTTTGACTTGCGTTGGGCAAACGAGTTTATCCCGGAAGCGAGAGAGACATACCGAGCAAATCACGATGGAGTTATCCTTGATGACCGGGACATTCGAGATGTAAAAGGCTCAGAGATACTCGAGGCAATCGGGCTAGAGAAGGGCGAACTTGACCTGCTTGAAGGCTCACCTCCTTGCTCATCTTTTTCTATGGCCGGCTCTAGAGAAAAAGCTTGGGGCAAAGTTAAGTCTTATTCGGATTCTGAGCAAAGGTCTGATGACTTATTCTTTGAATACTCTCGACTCATAAAAGAGATACAACCAAAAACTTTCATAGCCGAGAATGTTTCCGGACTAGTTAGAGGTACTGCCATTGGTTACTTTAGAGAAATACTTCGTGACCTCCGTTCTAATGGTTATTTAGTTGAGGCAAAACTTCTAGATGCTAGTTGGCTAGGAGTTCCACAAGCTAGAAAAAGAATCATCTTTGTCGGAGTTCGCAACGACTTGGTTGAAAAGTATAAGGTTGCCCCGGCCTTTCCCTCACCCTTTAGCTACCGGTATTCCCTAAGCGAAGCACTTAAGGACACGACACCTTTAGAAAAATACCTAGACCAAGAAACAGGAATGGATATAAGTCTTGACAGATACGCTATTGGCGCAGAGTGGGATAAGACTCAAATCGGTAAATCCTCTGAAAAGTATTTTCAACTAGTTAGACCTAACCCGGCTAAACCGGTCCCAACTATTACAGCTACTGTTGGAAATGTAGGAGCAGCCTCTGTTGTACACCCGACTGAGAAAAGAAACTTTACCCTCGAGGAGCTAAGACTTTTATCAAGCTTCCCAAAAGACTTTGAACTAACCGGAACATACACGCAAAGGTGCGAGCGAATAGGCAGAAGCGTTCCACCCTTGATGGCTAAGGCAATAGGTGAGGCTATAGCCGAAAAGATACTTTCAAAAATTCTCTAAGGCACTAAGTAACACCTACAACTTTTTAACTTCGCAGATGGGTAAGTAATGGCACAGGTTGGTAGACCCCCTAAACCAATAGAGCTTAAAAGGCTAACCGGTAATCCGGGAAAGAGAGCGTTGCCTGAGCAGGGAACTGTAATGCTTATACCTCAAGCCCTATCTACGCCTGAGCCGGCTAGACCTTTGCTGAAGTACGGAAAAGAACTTTGGGACAGAGTTTGGGAATCAGGCATCGCTTGGATAAGTCCGAACAGCGACATTGAAATTCTTTTAATGACTTGCGAGATGGTTGATGAGCGTTGGAACTTGAGAGTAAAAGTTATGACAGATAATAATTCTAAAGACCGGAGAGGCTTGCGAGAGCTAGAAAAATCTATTTACTCGAATCTGTCTCTACTTGGTTTTACGCCCACTGATAGAAGCAGACTCGGCGTTGCTGAGGTAAAAAAGATGAGCCGACTAGAAGAATTAATGACTAAGAAAGCAAACCGTGAATAGTTGGCCACCTGCCTACCTCACCCCTGTATCCCCGGAAGCAATAAAGCGTGGTGACGGTGAGTATGCTATCGAGTTCACCGAGGCCTTTGGTTCAATCGGTAAAGACGGTATTGCCGGCCTAGCAGGTGAGGCACTTACCTTGCGAGATTGGCAAAAAGAACTTATTCGCCATGTCTATGCCAGAGATGAAGATGGCGGTCTACAATTTAGGACTGCACTAATCGGTATGCCTAGAAAGAATGGCAAGTCTGCCTTATCATCCGCAGCGTTTGGTCTCTACTCACTTATAGCTGAGGGTATTCAAGGTGGAGAGGTTTATTCGGTAGCTGCTGAAAAAGAACAGGCTCGAATCGTATTTGGCGAAGCAAAAAGAATGGTTGAAACTTCGGAGCTGTCAGAGCTCTGCACCTTGTATCGAGATGCCATCTTTGTTCCCTCAACAAATAGCGTTTACCGAGTGGTGTCTGCTGAGAGCTATAGCAAGGAAGGCTTGAACCCTACTCGAATTATTTTTGATGAGGCCCACGCACATAAAGATAGAACCTTGTTTGATGTGTTCTCGCTTGCTATGGGAAACCGAGGCAAACTTGGTCAGCTAATCGCTATCACTACAGCCGGGCAAAAGACAGACATGACCGGACAGGACTCTATTGCTTATAGTCTTTACCAATACGGCAAGAGAGTTGCCAGCGGTGAAATAGAAGACCCTAGTTTATTTATGGCTTGGTGGGCAGCACCAGATGAGGCAGACCATCGTGATGTAGAAGTATGGAGGAGAGCAAACCCGGGCTTTGATGACCTAGTTTCTAAAGATGATTTTGAATCAGCGGTTAGGCGAACGCCAGAACCGGAGTTTAGAACAAAGCGATTAAATCAATGGGTGAGCTCTATGAACGCTTGGCTACCAAAT